TTGTTAATGGAAATTTATTATTAGCAAATAATACATCTATTATCTGACCATAAGCCGCAAGTGTTTTTGTTTTTGTTACTTTAATAAATACTCTTGACTTTTCTGCTTCTGTAAACTGCACATCAGAACCATACAAACCTCGATAATTTCTATATGCTCTAAGCCATCTCTGCTCATCTTGTTCTCTGTAGTCATCTGCTTTTTTGTATCTATCCATTATAAATGGAATTATGTTATAACTTTTAGTTTCATCAACACCATCTTTAGCTACATCATCAACAGCTACTGATGCATCATCCATCATTATTTCTTCATCTTCTGCCATATTAATATCCAAATGTTGCGTCTGCTATGGGCATTGTATTAGATTGCCTACTTGCAGGATCGTAGTCAAATATACTAAACCTTGGTCTTGACATTATACCATATCTTAAAGCGTCATACAAGTGATCTTCTGAGTGAGTATCTATATCTTCTGGATTCTTTTTGTCCAGTGGGATTGATGGCAGTTGAGAAACAATATTTGTACAGCTATTGAAAAAAACCATACGTGGTTCTTCAGTGTATTCGTCAATTTGCAGTCTTCTGTGTATCTCATTTTTACCTGATACTCTACTTCCTCTACTTCTATCAGAAGGTCTAAACCTACATCCTTTCATGATCATTTGTTCTGCTAGGCTTGGTCCTGTGTCACCTCGTTTGTGCCAGAGAGAACTGTCCAACACTCCGTACTTTATATTACCGTCTTCTGCTTCTGCTTCTAGTATCATGTCAGCCAAGTCTGTAGCTAATACCTTTGATACATATAACTCTCTATATACTACGAGTTGTTCAGATGGGCTAACAGCAAACCAGACAACGGCAGAATAACTTCCATACCCATAGTCACATGCCCTAAACTTAATCCAGTTGCTAGGTATACGGAAAGGCTCAACCACATGTACGTTGCGATCAAACTCGGTGAAAGCTGCTCCTTCTTTAATATCCCAATCGCCTTCCAGTAATTGTCTTCTTTGCTGTTCAGGAAGGGATAAAAGCATTGCTTCATAATCACCCTGAGATGAGAGATAAGGGTTATCTGTAAGTCGAGCAGGTATAAACCTACGTTTGAATAAGGCTTCTCCTGCTTTGCTATGTCCTGCAGGATATTTAAGTTCTTCTCCTGTTTCAATATCTGTTGCATTAAATGTATTATTATAAGGTGCAGGGTCTATAAACATCTTCTTGACCCAATGATGCCCACGTCCTCCGGGGTTTGTTGTTGCTCTCATATACACTGGCAGATCAGATGATGTAGATCGTAAACGTGATCTCATGTAGTTCCAAGCAAATGGTGTAGCCCACTGTGTAAGTTCATCAAATCCTATCCAACTAAATGCCAAACCTTGATACCGTAATACATCGTCATCTCTATCTAGGTAAGACATCCATAGTCTAGCTCCTGACGGAGCAACCCACTGCATCTTTCGTTCTGACCATTTGATACCCTTCCAAATTTTTGGGTACAGTTCTTGACTTTTAAATATAAGCTCTCGTAGTTCTTCAGTTGTGTGACGCAAGAGTAAGCCACTAAACGAGGGATGTCCCATATAGCGTAGAGGGTCTGCAAGCATTGCGTAGGATTTACCACCCCCTGCTGATCCACCGTATAGAACTTCTCTTTCACTCGCTGCCAGAAACTCTGTTTGAGGTCCATCATTAGGTTTAAATATAACATTACGAGCTTCTTCTATCGGTAAGAGTTCTGACTCAGGCAGGGCTACTCTCTGCTTCTTGCTTTGCCCCTGTTCTACTTTCTTCGATCTCTTCGGCTTTCTGGATCGCCTTTTGGGCATAGTCTGCCCATCTGCGTAGGCTGATAGCTTGGTTCTGTCGCTTTCGTTCATTCTTTAATCTTTTCATTAGACCTACATGAGATATATCTCTGCCACTATTTTTAGATAACCAGTTAGCAACTTGTCTGTACGAATATTGTTTTATATATTTTCTTGCTTGTTCTAGTAAGTCTAACTCTATTTTTATAGGCTTTAGTAAGTTCTTATCTTCAGGGTCTAACTCATATCCGAATGGTATCGTTCTTGCAATACGTGGTATAGGCATCCACTCGTTATCATCTTTTAGGTCAGTAGGTTGAGGTAACTTCCACGTACCCAATGATCTGTTTCTCATTCATTGTCCTTGGGTGGCATAAGCATAACACCACCTGTAGTTTCTACTTGTACTTTTTCAGTCTTAATTAAACCAGTTCTATCTAATAGTTCCCTAGCAGCAGACATTCTATCTCGTATACCTAACTGTGTTGGATCGTCCAAACTACTTGTTATAGCTACTGCAGCCTTTGGTGCATTACGTGCCATGTATGTTTGTGTTGCTTCTAGTATCTCTTCTTTCAAAGCTGTAACCATCTGAGAAGGACTTACCCCCTCTGCATATCCTGCAAGCTTTATAGCTGAACCTATATCTCCACCTGCCTGATCAAATAGCACGTCTAAAAACTTCTGTTGTTTTTCTGTAAGCTGTCTAGTCATTATTTCATTTCTTTACGTAATTCTTTCATCATACTACCAAACCTATTATAACCACTGGGAGGTGGTCCTTTTAGTTCACCATCAGCATGTCTAAACCCCCCTTGAGGTTTTTTATTTAATATACTACGTACAGTTTTAACTGCAGGATTTTTTGGATTTTTTTGTTTAAAAGTAGATACACGCATTTTTTCTTTCTTTGCCATCTCTCTAATTTTTGCTTGGGCTTCATATAATCTTTTAGTATCAACTTTACTTCTTGTTTGAAGTTTTTTAGTTGCAGCTTTTACAAGACTTGCTCCATATTTTTTAATTAATGGTGCAGCAGCTTTTCCTGCTTTTAATGCTGTCATCAGTGCAACTGGTATTAGTGGTCCTGCCATAATAAATCCTTTCTATCTTTTCTTAAACTCTTTTGTAAACTTTATACCAAGATAACCTTTTCTTATGTCAGGTCTTAGTTTTCCCCCACCTATATTCATGTAAGGATCTGTTATACCTCCACCAAATAAAGATTTATTCTTTGATGTAGTAGTATCTTTAAAATTAAAAAACATATTAGTGTTAAACTTTTTGCCTGTCATGTTATCAACAGAAGAATAACCATATTTCTTTGAATCATCCATGTTAACACTTCCACCTTCTTCTAGCTTGTCGTAGTCTACTGTTTGGATCTTTGGCAGCCTTTGGAAACTTTTTCATTTGTCCTGCACTTCTAGCACAAAAAGATTTTCTTCTTGCTGCTCTAGCTTTACTTGTAGGTTTATCTTCTGTGACTGCTGTTTGTAGCTTAGATCCGGGATTTCTTCTTCTGTACTTTGCTACCCCTTTGGCAGTCATACCTGCACCCTGTTTAGTGGGTCTTTTATCTCCACTTTTAACAGACATTCCTTTCATGGAATCTCTTTTTGTTTTGCGTACCTTCGATGTCATGTTGACAATTGAAAGTGAGGACCATCAATGAAGGGTCTACGTGATTGAGATCTTCTAAGGTCTATGTAAGCATTCATCGCTGCTTCCATTGTTCCGTCCCACTCAGCTATATTATCTATGTGCCATGCAGCTCCCCAACAAATTTTTGCACCAGTTTCTATTGCTGCAGCTTTCATTGCGTCTGCTATATCATCGTACATCACGATGTCCCAACTTGGATCACTGCCATCATATGCCATTAAATCGACAGCGTGTGAGTATCCATCTTCTTGCACAAGATGCTTAGATTTCATGGTCTGTGATCTTTTTGCTTCATACAATCTCTTTTGTTCTGCAAGGGAACGAACACCATAAATCACTCCAAAGTCTACCTTACTCAGTTCAATGGCACGTTTAACTGTATCTACCATAGTAGGATGTACACCCTCTAGTTTATTTAAACTTCTTCCTGATAACTTAAATGCCATTACTACTCCTTTAGAATATTACTACTATAAATGTGACTAAAACTAATATAGCCATCATACTATTTAATAACCAACCTAATCTCATTTCTTCCTCATGTTAAAAAACTTACCTGCTGATCGTGTTGCAAAGCTTGCACTTACAATAGCTCCCAATGCAATCTGATACCACTGTGGCATACCTGCCAAAGCCGTAAATCCATCTGCTACTATGCCCCTGCCCCACTCTCCACAGAAGCTCAGTACTAGAGGAATACTGAACAATAAAGTCAGCCATTCGTCCTTCCACGAGCTTTGTGAAGCCCTCATAGCAGCTAAGTCCCAGTCGATCTCACCTGTTGCTTCTTTCATACGAATAGTAGCTTCAGCTTTTTGTATAGCTGTTTTACCTTCGATATAAGATGAAGCTAAACTAGATACTGAACTTATCAGCGATCCTATCATTATACGCAGTCACAATCATCGTGGCATTTCTTGTTCCACAATGCACACCATAATCTTTTGAAATATTTTCTCATCGTTCTTCTCTTTCCATTCTTTTGGGTTCTGACTTTTCTGCTCCCATCCATATGGCGAAAGATCCTGTCATCGCCCCAGTAATCACGGATATCAATCCTGCTTGTTGTGTGGTCAACTCTGGCTGACTCAAAGCCCATTCTATACAACGAATGTAGACTCCTGTCATCACTAGCATCATAAGTCTTGT